TCGAATAACTTTCATTGTTTGGTTCATAATACTTATAAAACTTATCTTTGTTTATTTTAATACCGTTTTTTTCAATTCCAAAAAATGCTAAAGCTCCTTTACTATAGAATTTAACATAATCTGGTTTTGGTTCTAAAATTACTTGTTGTAATTTATTATAAATATTCTCACATACCTCATAATGCTTAGAGATAGGTATTATTTTGTTAATATCCTGCTTATTAATATGTAAGCGATAGAATATATCAAATACAGGTTCAAGCGTTGTATTCACATTTTTAAGCGATGATATATCAACTATTTTATTTAATTGAAAATAATATAAAAATGATTTTTTATCTCTAACATAAACAGTATCTGTATGTTGAAGTATTTTTTCTATATATGTTTTTCCAATAGACATAGTTTCACTATGGTCTATACATAACATATATCCTTTAGTATCATAAGTTGGTCTTATGTAAACTAAAGATAAATCATTTAAAGCAGGATGAATATGGTTATGATAAGGAATAACCTCAACAAAGACTTCTTTGAAATCCTCATTGACAAATTCTCTTAATTGTTCTTTAGTTTCTATTAACCAAAACATAACCTTTATTTTATAGTAATATAACTAAGCTTTTTTAGTAAGCCAAGTTACTAAGTTAATGCTGCTACTATAGCATCAGCTGTTGGAGCTAATACCCCATTAATAGTAGTTTCATTTCCTAAAAAAGCATAATAACTATTATTAAGTAAAATATGGACACACATATCACCAATTTTTTCCATATCACCTCGAGTATATTCTTTATTGTCCCAAGTCACAATTTCATTTGAGTATAATAAGTATATCATATTTATTAATTTTTTAATACAGTCACACGTGAATATGTTGTTTTAATTGAATCATTAGCATTACCTAATTGTAATGAAAAAATAAAATATTGATCTGTTGTCCAATCTATATTAGTATTAGATATAGTTACTGATGTAGTATTATCATCTGTTATTAATTGTGTGGCTGTTGGAAAACTTTCAGTTACTGTTGAACTTTTCACTATTAGTTCTCGAGCTAACTGTTGAAATATTTGCAACCCAGCAGCTGTTGGGCCTGAGGCTAATAATGTAGCTCCTGATAAAGTAGCTGATGTGTTAATATACACAAATATCCTAGATGCACTTGCGGTTCCTGTTTTTGAGGCTCTAACCTTAATACTAATAGAATCTCCAACCGCTACTGAGTTAGATGGTATAAGTAAAGTAGATGACAAAGTATTATTTATAGTTAATGTGACCGCTGCTCCATCTGCTGATTGGATAAAGTTAGATGTTTTTTGGGATAATCCTGGGATATAAGAAGCAGTTAAAGCATTAGTAGCCCAACTTGATGTTCCAAATAATCCATTACTAGCAGTAATATTATTTACTGTTAATGCTTGTGTAGCATATTCATATGATATATTAGCATTAAGTAATGTATTATTACTATCAAATCCTCCATCGGGGTACACAGGTATACTGTAAGTGCCAGGTGTTGTATTTTCTGCAATATATATTTGGTTAGCAGATGCTGCTCCATTAGCAAATACTGCATTTGATGCCCAGCTAGCTGTTCCTTGTAAACTCCCAGTTATACCAGCTGTTGCTCTTATACTTCCTGTAACGGTTAATGATCCAGATATGATGGCAGAACCAGTGTATGGGAATGTAGATCCACCTGTTGATAATTCTTTTACAACATTTCCTGATCCACTACCATAGAATAATTTCCCGTCTTTAGTATTAATAGCTAATTCACCTTGTTGTAGTGAAGAAGGTATTACTCCTGAACCTGTGCTGTTTTTTATTATTATTGTAGCCATTGTCTTATATAAATATTAAAAAGTGCCTCCATTTATTATTCCGTCAAAGTATGATGCTGTTAAAGCTTGTGAAGCACTGTATGCCCAACTTGCTGTGCCTTGTAAACTACCTGTAAATGAAGTAGCTATTAAGCTACCTGTTAGGTTAACAATATTATTAATCTTATCAAAAGTAAAGTTACCACTACCACTTGTAGAAACACCATCTCTAAATTGAATAGATTGATCTGGACCTGCGGGGGTAGAGGTAGTTGTAACTCCAGTTAGTCCACTACCATCACCAACATATGATCCAGAAAATGAACCACTAACCTGTAAAAATACTAAGGAACCAGTTCCGTCATATATAACAGTACCATCAGTTTGGAGGACTCTTTGGTAAGTGTCTTCAATGTTAAGCCCTGTTAAATCAGGTAAAGCCATAACTTATTATTTTTGTGGGAGTTTCTCTATAATCCCATTTATAATTTCTTGAACTTGTTTTTGTTCAATTTTATTTTCATTTAAATAAGTACCAACTATATTATTTAATTTATCTTTTTTAACTGTTAAATTTTTAAGATTAATATCTTCTTTAACTAACATTTTAACTAATCGAATAATATGTTCAGTCACTGGGTCTACTTCTTCAATTCCTGATATTTGAATTTTAGGAGTATTTTCTTTTATAATTTCAGCGTCGTTTGATTTAACTTCAACAGTTACTTTACGAGATGCTTCAACTATAAAATCTGACTTCCAAGGTGTAAAATACGTATCCTCTGCTATAACCTCAAGCTTTATTTGACCTGAGGTACTATCTTCTAAAAGACCTTTTAATTTTTTAATAAGTATTGAACACTTACCATCTTTGTTAATGGTTCCTTCAAACATTAAATTAACATCTTCTGATTCAATTATTAATCTTGCTTGACTGTTTTTTAATGAAGCTCCTTCAAGTTTAATATTACACTCAAATACTTCAGTTTTATCAGTAAATAATTTATACATTACATTTCTACTTTTATGTTTATACCTAAGACTTCCTTAGCTACTAAGGATACGTCCGATATACGTATTTTACGATTTAGTACTTCTTTAGTTTCTTTATATTCTTTACCTTCTACCTTACAAAGTAGTTTTATGAATTTCTTTTTCTTTTCAGGATGTTTATTAAAGTAATCATCTGGTGTGTATCCTCCACCTAAAGCACCTATCACCTCGGTTATAAGCGCGCAATCATCCCAGGTAAACGGATTTTTACTTTGGTTCGGGAATGGATTCGACTCCCAAGAGAAATTCGCGTTACCCCACTGAAATGGTATTCTTGTACTCATTAGAATGTACCTCCATTAATAAAAGAAGCAGTTTGAGCATTTAGTACACTCATAGAACTAGTAACATTACTAGCTATTAAAGTGCTATTATTCCAAGTAAATGATGATCCTGTTATAAAAACACTACCTGTAAATTGATGGGTGTCATTTAAAGCATCTCCAAATATTGTAGATCCACTACTATATGAAGATGTAACCGCTATAACACGGTTTAAGAACGCTGTTCCATTAACAGTTAAATTTCCTGTTATTGTACCACCTATTAAAGGTAAATAAGCTGGGGCTGTAGATGCTGTTAATGCTAATGAAGCTGTATCTGCTACAAATCCTGGGATAAGTGCTTCTGCACTGCTAAAAATTATTTCTCCATCTGGGCCTGCACTTTTTAATGTAGAAATAGTTGTAGCATTAATAAACTTAGTTTCTTCTGAGTCTATTTGAGTACCTAAAATATCATATCTTGTTTGTTCAGGCATTATTTATAATATTGTGTGTAGTTCTCTAATAAATATTCCTTTAGTCCTACTACTTTATCAGATTGTTCTTTTAACAATACAGATGTTTTATTAGCTCTATGAACATCATCAAAATTTCCAGTTAAAACCCATTTTAAACTAAATGGTTGATATAAAGCATATATTTTGTCTGTTTTTTTATCAACATATTCATTATATGTATCTTTACTAACTTCTACAAATATAGGTTGATTTACTCTTTTAGTAAAATACCTAGTAAATTCTCCAAATTTATAATCATCTTCTGTAGGCATCATTGGAGAATAGTCTCCTGATAAAGGTGGTTCACCTGGAGAATCACTAGTATCAACAGATATAATCATGATAATTTCTTGAAGAATAGCACTATCTGGACTGTCTCCAGCGAAATATTTTCCATCTGCTCTACTCCAATATGGACCAGAATATTGTTGTCTTAGATTTGAACTATAAACAAACATTCCAGGTTGAGCAAATAACCCTGTTTTTATTTTATTTTTAGGATAATATGCCATGTTTAGTTTTGTGGGACACTTAAGTTAGTAACTGGTGAGTTTTGAGTTGGAGCAGGACGACTATTAACATAAGTTATAGGAGAATCATAAGCTGATGGGCTTCCTCCGTTTAAGTCAGTTCTTATTTCCCAATGGAGGTGAACTGCTCCTGGTGAACCCTCATCTCCAACATATGCTACAATTTGTCCTTTTTGCACTCTACCTCCATTATTCTTAATAGATTGATCATATTTACTACAATGACCTAATATATGATAATTACCAGTATTATCTTCTTTTATACCTACTCCATAAGGACCAAATCCTGAAAATGTAAAACTAATATTTGATGATCCTAGATAAAATGCTTCACCATCACACGGAGCTAAAATAGGTGTATTTTTAGGCGCTGCTATATCTATGCCATAATGAGGCCCTGTTTTTCCATTAACTGTTCGTGTTGGTTTTGGAGTTGAAGTTATTGATATAGCAACTGGTCCATTAGCTTGTAATGGGGCCCAATTCATAGTAGGAGGTTTAGCGAATACAGGTTGATTAGGAGACGCGTTAGATTGTGCTTGAGCTTGGGGTGTTATTAATGTTGGGCTATTAGGAAGCAAAATTGGTTGCATCCCAATTGAATCTTCCTTATATTTAGGTGTACCTATACCATTTATAATAGTCATCCATCCTTTAGAGTCTACTCGATGTGCTATATTTGTAGTTACAAATTGTAAGTTATCTTTATAACTATCAGGAAGATATGTTTCACTTACTCCATACATCTCATAAATTCTCATTCCACTTAATCCATCCAATTCCAATTGCAAATTCAATGGAATAAATCCTGTGCCATTAATATTTCCTTCTTGGATATTATATCCAAGTTCATATTTGTATATGTCTGGGGCTAATTGGCTATAATTGTCAATGTCCTCAGGGGTTACTATACCCAAGCCTATATTAAGTTGATAATTTAAATAATAACTTAAATTTTGGATAAAGTCATCATATAGGTTTTTAGTAGTTTTTGTAGAAGAATCAGGAGTATTAGTGTTTATTTTTCCTTTAAGGACTCTATCTGTTAATCCTTTATTCCATAAACTAAACGCTACAGAATTGTATCCTATTTGATTACCTTGAGATTGAGCACCTATGGTAGCCATAGATGCTAATTCAGGTGTTATTTCTGTTTTTAATGAAAAATTAGTAACAAAACTTCCTTTAGATGTAGTTAATTCATTTAAAGTAAATTTAGTTTCTCCATATTTGTCTCCTAATGAATTCGGTATAAGATTAGCATCTATAATACTGTAAGTATTAGTTTCTTCATCATATATTGTTTTAAATTTGTTTACATTTCCTAAACCATATTGAACTCTTTCTAATAATGCATTTAAAAAATCAATATATGATATATCACCAGTATTTGGATCAATATTAGATGATATAACATCACTTATACACTCCATGTTTATAAAAAGTTCGTTTATAGAATTTGTATCAGTGTGATAAAAATACCCACTTCCCCAATCTGATTCAGGTGAGTTATTGGTGATGCGAGATTTCTTGTCTTTCCATTCTTGTTCTCTATCTAAATATCTAGCTAATTCTTGTAGTTGACCTGTTGAAGTTGTTGAAGAAGGATTAGAAGATTTTTGTGTGATATCAAAATTACGATTTATAGTAACATAAGCTACATCTCTTAATTTTCCATGAGCAGATATTGTAGTTGTCATTGTTAACACTACTGATGTTGAGTCACTAGATTTAAAAGAGAATATAAAGTCTGGAAACGCACTTTTAAGGTAGTCTGATAATATAGGATCTATGGCTGATTGTAGACTAGCATTTTGGACAGATAAAACCCCAGTTGAATTTGTAGTTCGACCATAACCTTGAAGTTGTTGATCAGATATATTAAATGTATTATTTATTTTATCTATCACATCCTGGTAACTTAGTCCCGGTATACTGGTAAATACCGCGGGTACAGCATCAGTTGCTTCAAATGTAACGTCATGTCCTTGTAAAGTCTGTTGAGCCGCTGTAGGGAGAGTATATCGTGGAAACTGAGGGCAAAGACATATTCTTGGATCTATAAATCCACTTAATGGGGGCACTAAATAATTATAGTATGATGGGAAAAGATTGTGATTAAAGTTGTAATTAAAATGAAAGATAGGTTTTTTAGTGGTTGAGTCATATAATAATAAAAAATTTTCTATTATTTTAAGTAAATAACCTAATGATAAATAGTATTGGTACCCATTCCCTCCTAAATTTGGAAAACCATATCTATAAACATCATAATATATAGAGCTAAGCCAAACATCTGGGTCTAATGAAGATTTATAATTATCCCATTGTTCTCCCGGATCTACATATGTATTTTTTATACCTGTGATTCTAGCTGTTTCTGCTGTGCTTAAATTAAAAGATGAACCATTCCCATTATTTCCAGCTACATATACTAAATCACTATTTCCTCCGAATTGATCTAGAGCTTCTTTAATTTTGTACATCATGTAATTTAATGTACTATTATTTTTACTTAAAGTTATAGGATCATTTACAGTTGAAGCAGGTTCTTGAGGTTGAGGTAAGTTTACATTTAATTTTATTGATTCAATTATATCTCCTATAGAGTAAGCTCTAATGACTATATCGTATCCTCCATCTGGTCTTAAAGTCCAGTCAAAGTTAGTGACAAATCCTAAAAACCCATCATAATTTCCACTTGAATTTTTTCGATTATTTTCTAATTTTTTTAAAACTTCAAATTGATCTACATCATTAGCTTTAATAAAATAATTGCTTATATCTTCTATATCACTTTCATTTTGTGGATTATTAATAAAATTACCATCATTATCAAAATACATGGTATGACCCCATTCTAATAACATTGAGTATTTTAAACGTAAATATAGTTTTTCAATAGTCTTAAATTGCTCTAAGTTATGACAAACTAAATTTATAACCGCTTCTCTTAATGATCCTCTCTCTAATGCTCTTACTTCAATAGAAGTAATACCAGGAGGTGGTACATAACCATACTCTTTAGAAAAATGATACCCATCATATCCAGTTATAAAACGTCCTGGACCTTCTGTTTGAAAATTAAATCCACCAAATAATTTATTATTTTTAGCTAATTCACTACTCTCATCTACATTAACACCTGATGTTAATCTAATAAATGATGTTTTATTGTTTATAAATTTAAGTTGATTTTGATCACGAGTATTATTTGATAATTTTGTTTCTCGAGTATCAATTTGATTTCTTACATAATCTTTAAATTTTTCCCCTACTAAGCGTCCAATAAAAGCCATAACTTTTTATATTTAATTATTTAAAGTATTATATTCATTTATAATATTACTAACATTAGCTGGGATTCTAATTTGTGAACCAACTGGTATAAATAAAGAATTCTGAAGTAAATCAGAATTAGCAGCTGATATTACCCACCATAATGTGATATCATTATAATAAGTTTGAGCTAAAAGATCAAGCCTATCTCCATCTGTAGTTACAACATAGATGTCATCTGATGAAAATGGAATAATTGGATATATAGTATTTCTATAATATCTTATTCCTGTATCAGGTTGTTTTTCTATTTTAGTAGATTTGTATCTATTCATAATTATTGTTGGGGAGCATCTAATTTTCCTCTCATATCATTTATATCAGGTCTATTAGCTACATAATTTTTAGCTGCTGAACCATCTGTTCTCACTTTTTCTCCAGGTTTTTCTAATTCATTAATAATATACCTATCATCATTTGGATTACCTTCAGTCCAACCAATAAATTGTTTACCACGTTGAGGAACAAAATTATGAAGTATAGTTATTTGAGATTGTACTCTTATTCCTTTAGGTAATTGACCTGTAAATAATCTGCTATTTTCTCTATTTATTTTTTGTCCTTCTATAGCATCTGGGTTTTCTAGTTCATCTTGGGATGAGTATCTATTAATATCAAATCCCATTTCCATAATTGGAGAGAATGTTAATGAATTTATTATAGCTGGTACTCCTCTAAAATAATCTCCCATAATTAATTCTACTATATTTCCCCTCATGTAACCTATATTACTATAATCTGGAGAGACCGTCCATACTAATGCATTTAGTTTTTGGTAATTTCCAACCATATCTGCTCTTGATAAAGCAGGTACTACAAATGTAATACTAAATTGACGAGTAAGGTTTGAATATTTATAAAAAGTATCTGCTCTTCCAACATATTTGAATGGCTCCCAAGAAGCATTATAACTATCTTGAAAATCTTCTATATAAGCTCTAAAATCAATAGTAGTGTTATTACTAGTTGTACCGTCAGGGTTTATTACACTATCATTTTTTAGAAGTCTAAAATTGAAATCAATTATATCTTCTCCAGTTACTCCTAATTCAGTATTATCTGATGATACAGATAAGTTAGGGTTAAGAGTGCGGTTAATAATTGATGGGCGTTTAAAATATGTTTGACTAGTACCATAACCTCCATTATTTACTGCTCTTTCTCTATTGAATTTAGAATAGTCTGAGAATGTAAGTAATTTTTTAGGTTGGCCAAGTTCATCTTTAGCTAAAGACTTATCATTAATTTCTTTTCTAAAATCACTAATTTTAATTAAGTTAGTGTTTTGTTCTACTCCAAATGATGTTCTTTTAGATATAGCTATTTCACTTAAAGTAAAATAATTACTATTAATAGTATCTATATTTTTTGAATTAAGACTATTCCATACTCTAATAGTAGTTTTTCCTAAACCTAATACACTATTTGAACCCCCACTATATGACATAAGGGTTCCTTGATCACTGCCTGGGGTGATACCATATAAGTCATTTGCTTTTGCTAATAATAATCGGCCTGTAGCTGTAGATAATCTAGATTTTTTGATTTCATATAGCATAGATAATCTCCCATTGCCTCCAAGAAAATCATTACTATCATTAGCGCTATTATTTTTTCTCATAGCATCAAAGTACCCATATGTTCCTCCATCAACATATGATGTAGTATACGGATCAGTACCTTGTTTATTTAAATGGTATCCTATAGATAAAACACCAGCTTGATTAATGGTATTAGTAGGCAAGTATACTCTTTGAATACCAGGTATTTTAGGATTTTGTCTTTCTAATAATGTCTGTTTAGCAATAAAGTTTAACCCAGCTATAGATTTAGGATCTGTAAAGAATTTAGTGAGGCGGCTAACATCTACTAAAGAGTAAATAGGGTTAAGAGATCCTTCTCTTAATAAAAAATCTGGGCTGTTAAGAGTAGCACCTAAAGAAAATCCCTCAGGAATAGGATTAACTTCATATGGTTGATTACTTGAACCACCATTGATTCTATCACTCCCGTATTTTAAGGATTTTAAATTAGTTACTAAATCTATTAAAGGCATTATCTTGGTTGATTAAGAGTGTAAGGTAAAGCCTGTCCTGATGGTGTAATTTTGGGTGGTGTTCCTCCTAAATCTAATTGAGATGGAGTTGGTAAGTTTTGATTAACTCCATCATTATATGCTTGATAATCAGTATTAACTACACTAGCATTTTGTCCTGTGATAGAATAACTATCATGCATTTTAGATTGAGCTGTAGCTAATGGGTTAGTTGGAGGAGTATTACCATCATATGATGTTAATGTTGATCCTCCTTGTTGTAGTTTTTCTAATAATCCCATAGTTTTATATTTTATTATAAATATTATGAATATAAATCTGGTAATTTAGATGATTGTAAAGGAGCGTTATTTGTAGTAGCTGATGCTATTGAGTATGGATTAATAGAAACTGTTGTTGGTTGGTTACCACTACGTTTACGATCAGTGTTACCTTCTCTTAATAGTCTATTTGTTTCTTCTTGACTCTTTAAGAATTTTTGAAATGTATTTTCACTTCCAATTACTTCAGGACCATTTTTAGCTAACTCAGCTATTTGGGGTTTCATAGCTATTCCTCCAGCAGCATAACCATATCCTTTGTTTTTACTACGATCTAAATAACTTGAAATTCCACCATATAATCCACCAGCTATTGCTCCTACTGCTGTACCTACTGGTCCAGCTAAACTACCTAGCATAGCTCCTGTTCCTGCTCCTGCTAATGCTCCACCTGCTGTTCCAAGGCCTGTGGCTAGTCCTTCATTTCCTGAATCTGCTGCTTTATCTGCTCCATAATCAAGAGCTAATCCTCCTAACAATCCACCAATGGATGCTTTTCCAGCAAATCTTCCAAATCTACCTAAACCAGGAGCTCTTCTATATAATTTTTGAGCTAATCCCATTCTTCCACCACCACCCATTAATCCCATTCCGCCTCCAGATAATCCACCTCCACCACCTAATCCACCCCCACCAGGTAATCCACCAACATTTCTAACCCAAAGGGCTTTAGTTGGAGAGCTACCATCTGGTTTTAGCATAGCTTTAATACCTCGACCTAATGTTATTGCTCCTATACCTAAAACTAATTTACCTAAGTTATCTGCTATAAACTCAGCTATAGGTTTAAATGCTTTAGCTACATTAATAAAAGAATCAGCTATTTTTTCTAGTAATTTTAAATTCTTTTCAGAAAATACTCTTTGAGCTATAGGTAAAAATGCGGTAGCTATTCTTTGCTTAATAGCAGCCATAGTTCTTTCTAATTGAACAGCAGCTTTACCTTGTTTAATTATGTCATCTACTCTTTCTTTTCCTAATGAATTAACAGCTTCCTCATAAGTAAAGCCTTGCTTCATTTTAACATTGATAGCATCTTGAATCTTAGATGAATCAGTATTATATTTATTAGCTAATTCTATAGCTTCTACTGATTTAAATAACTGTTCTGAGCTAATTCCTAATGTTTGTGCAAATTGGTTAGCTACAATTACATTACCTTTAATAGCATCTTTATTTCCATTAATTAATCTAAATAATTCTTTAGATGCTTCATTTGTTTTACCAGTTAAAGCAAAAAATCTATAGCTTTCTAAATTAATATTTTTACCTAAAAATAATTCAGATGCTAACTCATTTTTGATAGATTGTTCAAAATTTAAAGTTTGTTCAGAAGCATTTTTAATATCATCTATAGATAATTTTAAACGAGTAGCATAAAATGCTGCTTCAGCTAAAGCTTTAGGATTAGATTGTAAATTAACTCGAACAGCTGCTGACGCATTTGCTACTGATTTTACTAGCTCTTTTTCGTTTAGTCTAACTTTATTTATTGTTTGTAATTTAACAAACTGAGATGTTAATGAGGTGACTAGCTCGGTGTTGAATTTTCCTGTTTTAGCACCTATTGTGAATAATTTTTCAGCTTCTTCATTAGTTAGTCCATAATATTGGACTAAATCATTAAATCCTTTTGTTAAATTTTTAAATTCACTATTAACTACTCCAGTCGCTCTACTCATTCCCTCAAATGCTTCTCTAGCCTCTTGAATATTTAAGAATACATCTTGTTGACTTCTAAATGTATCCATTAATCCTCGTGCTTCTTTAGCACCTAATCCTAAATTTTTAGCAAGAGCTGCGGTTTGTTTAGCATCATATTCAAATATTTCTTTTAAATATTTAAGACCTCGTATTGCTAAATCTATTAATATTAACGGGTTAAGAACATTTTCTAGTAAAGATTTACCAAGTGATCGAGCTGCTACTCCTAATAAATTAAAACCACTAGCTCCACCAATAGCTGCATTTCTAACTTTAGCTAATGCTACATCAGCATCTAATAAGTCACCTAAAATTGGAATTTTTCCTAGTCCTTTTAAAGTTTTCCCAATTAACCCCATTCTTTTTTCAAGATCTTTATAAAATTGAATCTGAAATTCGATTAATCGGTTTTGTTTTTGGTATTCTTTTGTAGATTCTTTTAATAATTTATCAATTTTTCCATCAATACCTAGACCTTTACCACGTAGACTTAATAATTGTTTTTGATAAGCTAAAAATTTAGCTTGGGTATTAGCTTGAGAAGTATATATGCTACTTAATTTACCACTACCCTCAGCTATACTATTGGTGTAATCCATAATACGCTTAGAGTCAGCAGCCATATTTTTTAATTGTCTTTCTAGATTCTCTCCAAATATGTCTTTAATTTTGCTGTTATCAAATTTAATATCATCAAACGCATCTATTATAGCTGATTTGATTTTAGCAGCAAAGTTATTAAGTTTAGCATCTATATCTCCAAGTGGGTCTCTGGCCATGAACTGAGTGTTTTATAATAAATATATTAAGTATTAATATTTTATATTAGATTTAGGTCTAACACTATTAACAGAGTGGTCAGGAAGTTCTATCTCACCTGCTTTAATAGCTCTAGTTTGTTCATCTAAGGTTTGAGGTTGAGTATCTTGGCTAGCTCTTTCAAATGCTTCTTTTATTTTATTATATGTAAAAGATCGTAGCCATACAGGCATTTGATATACTGTTTCCCAATTGTATCCTCCTTTTCCGTAGAATACTATTTCATGAATTTCCGAGAATATATTTATTCTATCTTCAGGCGTCAGGCCAAAGAAAGGAAATATTTAATGGTATAATGATGTCCTCCTCTACACCATTATCTGAAGTTACAGTATGTTTTAATTCTATACCTGGAGTAATCTCTGTGACATATGCTCTTAATTCTTTTGAATCTTTAGCTAATAAGTAGTTATCTACAAAATCTCTAATTGTCTTTTGGTCTGTGTCTCCGTTTAAAGATAAAATCATATGTTTTAAACGAGTAGACATTAATGTACTAGATTTAGGATCTATCTTTTTAAGACCTTGTATTTCTTTTTCGATTTTGTTTTCATCACCTTGAGTTAATAACTTAAATGTGATTTTATTATCAGTATGAGGAAATTCAAATCCAAATTCATTCACTCCAAAGTTAATTAATTTAGATGAGTCTAATTCTTTTTCTTTTAATTCAGTCAAATCTACAGTAGCTGATTCTTCTGCTCCAGTAGCTTCTGAGATATATTTAAAAGAGTAATCTTTACCGTATCCTAAAATCCTAGCTGCCATAATTAAGGCGTCTTTGTCTCCTAATAGCAAATCTTCAGTATTGATTTTGCTTATAATCATAGATTGAAGCAATTTATCAACTACTGTTCCTTGTTTAATATAGTTAATGTTTGTTAGAATATCTTCTTCTTTAGCAGTCATGTATTTCATTTCTACTTTACCGCTAGATAGGGGATTATCTTTAGGATATAATAATCCTTTAGATGGGAGATCAACAATCTCAGTTGGAAATTTTAAATTACTCATAAATTTTATTTGTTATAACTTTAATGTCCTATATAAATATATACAAATTAAGTTTTATTAAATAACTTGACCACTATAGTTATCAATCATAAATGAATAATATGTGTTTATTGGATTATATGATTGAGAATATGGTCTAGCAATACGACTTAAAGTTGAGAATGCCCCTTGGATTATTGGATATTCAGTATCATCTATATCAGGTACAGCATATGTTGTTGGAGCAGCGTCTTTATTTTCTATATCTAATCCAGTATATTGACTTGAGTTCTCTAATATACTAGTAGGTCCATTAGGGGCATTAATAATATTTTCTTCATATGTAGCATTAGGTGTATAAGTCTGACCATATGGAGTAGGTGCTCCGTTGTATTCTCCGGTGACTTGAGGTGGGTATACTGTAGTAACATCATATCCTGGCACAGTGTATGTAGTAGGAGAGGCAGCCGCATTTTCCACATCTAATCCAGTATTACCTAAATTTATAATTTGAGGATTACTAGTGTTATTAATAATAGTATTATAACTATCTAAATAACCTTGACCAGGATTTGGATTATATAATGGATTAAATTGTGATGGAGCACCTTGAAATTCTCCTAAAAATGTTTGAGCAGGTTGAGGATAAATAGTAGGAGCAGATATAGCATTAGGTACAAAAGTAGTATTAAATGCTAACAGGTTAGTATTGTCTAAACCTGTTTCTCCTCCATTTACTGTGTTAGGTTGAATATTAGGATTATAGTTAATTATATACTGGTTAATAGGGCCCCATATTTGAGAATATTGGTTAGGAGCTGTATTAAATTCTCCTTGAACAAATAATGGATATTGAGTAACTGTACTAGGAGTAGTGGTTGTAGGAACAAAAGTAGGATCTTCAACATCTAATCCAGTTTGACCTAATGTGTTAGGTTGGATATTAGGATTAAAGTTAGCATCATAAGTGTTATTAGGATTCCATACTTGAGTATATTGAGTTGATACCCCTCCAAATTCACCTGTTGATATAACTGGGTATTGAGTGATAGTAGATGGAGTAGTAGTAGTGGGAACAAAAGTAGGATCTTCAACATCTAATCCAGTTTGACTAAGAGTTGATGGTTGGATGTTTGGATTGAAATTGACAATATATTTGTTATTAAAATCCCATATTTGAGAAAATTGAGTTGGAACTCCATTAAACTCCCCTTGTGTAAATTGAGGATATGAGGTAAATACATTTGGTACAGCTGTTGTAGGGACAAAAGCTGGATTTGTATTGTCTAAGCCTGTTTGTCCTAATGTGTTAGGTTGAATATTAGGATTAAAATTTGCTATAAATTTAAATCCAGGTCCCCATATTTGGTTATATATAGTTGGTACTCCATTAAATTCTCCTTGAACATATTGTGGGTATTGAGTAGGATCTGTAGGAGTTGGTGAAGTAGGAGATGAGTTAGCATCTGTATTATCTAATCCTGTTTGTCCTAGAGTAGGAGATTGAATTGTGTTTGTTAAAGTAGGATTATAAGTGTTAAAATACTTATTAAATGGATTCCATACTTGAATATATTGTGTAGGACCACCATTAAACTCACCTTGAACAAATTGTGGGTAACTAGTAGGAGCACTAACAGCGTTTGGAATAAATGTTATAGCGTTTGAGTTTTCAACATCTAAACCAGTTTGACTAAGTGTATTAACTTGAACATTACCTGCTAAAGTAATTATGTTATTATAAGTATTTAGATAACCAAACCCAGGATTATATTGAGGTGAAAATGGAGCAGCAGGTATAGCATTATTAAACTCACCTAAATTAGTTTGAGGTGCTACTGGGTAAGTAGTATTATCTATAGGGACTATAGTAGTAGGAGCAAATAATGGATCTGTATTATCTAGCCCAGTTTGTCCTAAAGTAGTTGGTTGTAATGTATCAAAATTTACAGGACTAGTAACATATGTGTTTTCATATGTACTATTAGGAGTATATTGTGAAGCATACTGTGTTGATGCTCCTCCAAACTCTCCTGCTGCTAAACTAGGGTAGGTAGTAGGTGTATTTGGAATTGGAGTAGTTGAAGCTGCTACAGGATTAGTATTATCTAAACCTGTTTCATCTAATGTTACAGGTTGAAGAGTATCAAAATTAAATGGATTAGTTATATAAACTGTCTCATATGTCTTATTAGGTCCATATTGAGGAGTATATTGATTAGAATTTGAACCAAATTCCCCAGCTGCTAAACTTGGATATTGAGTAGGATCTATAGGTGGAGAGGTTGTTTGTACAAATTGAGAATTAGTATTATCTAAACCTGTTTCATCTAATGTAACTGTTTGTAGTGTATCAAAGTTAACTGGATTGTCAACATATGTGTTTTCATATGTTTTGTTAGGCCCATATGGGTCACTATATTGTGTTGATGCTCCTCCAAATTCTCCAGTTGATTGATTTGGATATTGAGTAGAATCTATTGGAACTGTTGTTGTAGGAGATGATAATGGATTAATATTATCTAATCCAGTTTGCCCTTGAGTGATAGTATTAGGTTGAGTATTAGGATTAAATGTATTTAAATAAGTATTAGTTGGAATATATACTTGATTAAAGTTATCACTTTTACCTCCAAATTCTCCTGAGGCTAAGCTTGGGTATGGAGTATTAGTACTAGGAGCAATAGTTGTTGATACTAAACCTATATTCTCAATATCTAAACCTGTTTCATCTAAACTATTAGGTTGAACATTTGGATCATAAGTATTTAAATATGTGTTACTAGGTCCATAAACTTGAGTATATTGATTAGATACTGAGTTGTATTCTCCTGTTGATAAATTAGGATAATTAGTAGGATTAATTGGTGATACTGTAGTGGGTACAGCACTAACATCTGTATTGTCTAAACCTGTTTCAGGTAATGATTGAGCTAATGGGCTTGTTGAAGCCCCTACTACTATATTATTATAGTTAATAACTGGTGTCCATATCTGTAAAAACTGTACAGCACTTTGTCCTAAACCTCCTAAAGCTGTAGCTGGGTACACTGTTAAAGTATTAGGTGTAGTAGTTGAAGGAACATAGTTAGGGTTATCTATATCTAATCCTGTTTCTTTTAATGTAGGAGGTTGTATACCTGTATTTGTGCTCCCAATAAATGATTTTACATATGTGTTAGTTGAATCCCATACTTGTTGAAATGGTGTTGTTCCAGTATTAAATTCACCTGTAGCAGGAGCTACAGGACCATTACCTTGTAGTGGTACAGGATTAATATCTAGGTTGGATTGGTTTTTTAATAGTAAATCTAGTAAACCCATATTGTTTTTATTATAAATATTGAGAAAAGAAAAGCCCACATTGCTGTGGGCTGTTCATAATTAAGTAGTGAATATTAGAAGTTCAATACACAATAATCCATGCCAACAGTCATTGAGATGTTTACCGCCTGGTTTTCAGTATCCCAGTTATAATCTCCAAAATTGGCTTCTTTAATAAATGCGCCTTTAATAATCCATTCACTAACAACATCACCTACAGGTCCTAAAATATCAATAACTAAATCTTTCTTATAGAAGTCAGAGTATCCATCTCTACCTGTTACTGATTCATGATGTAAACGTACCCATTCCATTACTGCTTGAGCTCCAGATGGTGTAATTGGGTCTACTAGTGTCATTGTTAAATCACCCCAAATACTCTTACCTTTAACTTTACGTAATATGTTAATGTGATTTAATACTACTTCACCTTGTGTTAATTTAACAGCATCTACACCTTTAATGATGTAGCTTGGGATTCCATCAACATATAGAATAAATCTATTTGCTTGTTTTGGTTCAAATGCTGTAAAAAATATTTCGTTTGCGCTTAATATTGCCATTGTTATGTATTTTTATTTTTCTATAAATATTTTACTTTTTAACTTCTTATCCAGGGAAAGTAGCTCCAGTTGGTGTAACAATGAAATCTAAGTAAATGAATTCAGCAGTTTTAGTTGGTTGAACATAAATTTGACCTACTAATTGATTTCTATCAATTACATCTGCTGTATTGTTGCTATCATCCATGATTACTCTAAACGCAAATAATCCTTGTCTTTGTTGAACATTTTCTAAGTATGGATTTACTTGTGCTAAGAAGTTATTTCTTGTAGCGATACTATTTTGTTCAAATACTAATGTATTAGCTACTTGAGAAATATAACTCTTAAGAGCAATTAACAAACGACGAACATTTACACGATCAAGTGCTGATGGTCTAGTTTGTAATGTCTTTTGACCATATACTACTACTCCTTGACCTGGGAATGTTGCAATTGGATTTACTTTTCCTTCATATAATACATCACGAGTTGCTTGTGGTAATTTTCTTTCAGCTTGAATTACTTGTCCTAATCCACCACGATTGATACCTGCTGGTGCAAACCATGGCTCAGAAACACTATCATTATAAGCATAAACTCCACCTACTACAGTTGAAGCTGGTACCCATACTCTTTGACCACTATCTGGTTCAACTATTTGAACCCAAGGCCAGTACATAGCAGCGTATGATGTATTTCTACTTTGAGCTTTAGTTGTTGCTAATGCTGTTGTAGAACCATAGTTTACTGGGTCAACTACATAAATAGCATCTCCACGATTTTCAACATTTGAGATGATACTAGTTACTTGTGAAGAATGTTCTGAATCTGTTAATCCAGGAGTTAATAACACATTATATTGATAATCATCTTTATTAGCTAATAAGTTGATCATATCATCATAATTAGTACCTACTAATCCTTGAGTATTATTAGCTGTGATTTCATTATAAAATAAAGCTCCTGCTTTTACAGTACCAGTAGCACCAGTAAATGATCCTGTTCCTACAACTGGTAAAGATGCTGTGTATGCAGTGTTAGATATATTACCGTTAGTGTCTAAATAGTTAGGAGTATTAATTATGCTTGATACTCGAACATATCTTGAACTACCAGCGTAACTACCAGTTGTTTGTAAATAATATCCATCATTAGTTTTTAAATTTTGAACTTGATCACCTACTACTTTAGATATGTAGTTTGAAGCAAATGGATCTAATGATAAATTATTCCATTGTTCTAATACAGTTGGAGATTGAGTATTATCATCTCCTCTTCTAATTAATAAAGTAAATGTACCAGAAGAAGTATTAACAGTTGTGATCTGCCAGCGAATATTATCTTTAGATCCACTAAGTAAAACACCGCTATTATCTTGTGAACTTGAACTATTTTGCTCAATTCCTTCAGATATAGTTTTTAATACAAAAGCTATACCTGTTCCACCAGAAGTAGTTCCATTAATACCACCATTTAAAGTAATACCAGTTGTAAAAGTTGTACCTGATCCAGTTGAGAAAACAGACCCATTTAAAGTACTACCTGAAACAGATCCTGAGATTACAAAATTCTGTCCTGATACAGCAGCTGTGACTCCGGCGTTAGCCATTTTAGTACCTAAATTAGTTAATGTAGTTCCAAAATTAGAAGCACTAACAAAATAAAATAATTTACCATCTGTATCATCAGCAGGAACATTAGCATTAGTTTGAGCTATAAATCGATATATAGCTCCATCTGAACCAGTGATTCTAGCTTCACCTATTCCTGTTAAAAATTCTCCAATTGATGCTGTAGCTATACTACCAGTAGCAAATGCTCCGGCTGTATATGTAGGATTTTGTCCATTAGTAATATTTGTACTTGTAGCGGGAGCATATGTTCCTGATACAACACGAGATATTAATAATGTATTTCCCCCATTTGAGAAATAATTATATGCCGCAATTGATGTAAAATATGAATATACACTACCACCACTAATAAATGTAGTACCAAATTTATTTTGGTAATCACTATATGAAGTTACTAATGTAGGTATATTCACAGGTCCTTTAACTGTTGGACCAATTATAGCTGCTCCGGCTTGTATAGGACCTTGAGTAACAAATGAAGTATCTGTTTCTGTCGCTAATACACCTGGTGATACTAAAGTTTCTGCCATGTTCTTAAATGTGTTTTGTTTTGATTATAAATATTATATTTGTTATCAAAAATTATGGGGACGGGATAAATTCTCCTTTCTCTAAATCAATACTTCCATCTCCATATTTCTGTTGGAGTTGTTTACCTATTTGCTCTTCTGTTTCAATTTGATTTTGAAGAGTTTGTTTTAATTTTTGTTTTTCTTGTTCTAAAATTAAAACTTTATATTCTAATAAACCTAACTGTTCAATTAATAATGATTGATTATTTTGAATATTTTTTAAAGATTGAATTTCTTCTTGTGTTAAAACTTGTTTTTCCATAATTTTTTATTTGTAATAAATATTACACACCAAAGTTACTATACCAATTATATCTAGAAGATGATATTGAAGAAATTGGAGTAGGTGGGATAAATAGATCTGTATCTTTTATACTAAAATTAGTCACTCCAGAATAATTTCCTTTAACACTAAAAAACTCATAAAAATATATATTATATATATCTACATTAATAGGTTGTTTTATAATTGATTTTCCATCTATAAATGAAGTTGGGGTTGCTCCTCTAAAACTACTGTTATTCATGTTTATTGGGTAAAAGGAACTTGATATTACAGTAGGAGATGAACCAGATGGAATTATACTAAATACTGTATTCCAAGAAGAAAAAGGAAAAGAATATAAATCTCCATTTAGTGTTTTAAGATATCCTTGGGAAATATTAACAAATGTAGAGCTAATGCTTGGAGACATTGAAGGTCCTACTAATGTAAAACTCCCAGTTCCTGTTGGATCTAATTTTAAAGTTTTTATATTAGTAGTATTAGTTATTCCCCCATAACTATTATATCTTGGACTATAATATACACAATTATCTAATCCTACTCCTCGAGTAAAATACGCTATATCAGCACCTGTTACAGTTGGATTTATTGTTGGGATGGTTACTTTAGTTATTCCATTTTGAGTACCAGGAGTAAATAAAGATGTACTAACACATAATGCACTAGTTGATGTAGAAGTTAAAACTCTTGGAATAAAATATATTCTTCCATTAGGAGCTAAACTTCCTATATATGAGATTCTACTTGCTCCTAATGGAGTATTAGCTAATAATGATGATGATTCAACTATAAATGGGGATATATTAGGATTAAATCTATACACTCTAAATGTAGTAGTGGTTGGATTGTTTAACATCCAGTAAATATATCCATCTGTGCCTAAAGTATTTGTTAAGCATCTTTGAGTGACTGTACCTGGGTATTGGAAACTTTGTGTGGTGTAGGTATCATTTGATGGGTCTACTTCTATTATAGATCCTGTAGTATTAGCAGCGGTAGTAGGTAAAAAACTATAGTCAACAGCGTACATTTTTCCATTTGGAGCTAAAACTAATGAAGGAAATTTTTCATATACCCCCGCTGTACCTGTACTACCACGTAAAAATAATGTTCCACCTGCACTACTAGCAGTAATGAATTCTACTGCTGTAGAAGAATAATTAGTTAGATTTGAATTTAATGATCCAGATTTTACTTTTAACACACATGTAGCTGTTCCTGGAGCTGCATACATATGTCCATTAGGAGCTAGAGTAGGTGATAACCATGATTCCCATCGACCCGAGCTATTATTCCAAGATGGTATGTTAGAAGCTGTAGGAGTAATATTAGAGGATGTTAAATGGTATCCCCAAGTTGAATTCATTATGGTTCCTGTTGAAACTATCATGGTGCAATATCTCCAAATAAATAACAAGTATTATCAGTGAATGTTAAAGTAGCGGCACTATATTGAGTACGAAGTTTTCTCATATTGTTAGCACTTAACATAGTTGTTGTAGAACTAGGTATAAAAGTAACTTGGCCTGATCCTGATTGAAAGACAATTACTTGGTCTCCTGATGTAAAAAGAGAAGCAGTGACGTATACTTCTAGATTAGTAGAGTTATTCATTCTTACTATTCTATTATTATCACCTGCTACTAAAGCATAATTAGCTGTTTGTGTTCCAAATGTTAGAGCTGAAGGTGTTGATCCTCCTCCGCCACCGTATGAACCTGTAGTTTTAATTTTACTAGTAGCAGGGTCCCATACTAATGTATTAACTACTCCTCCTCCTGTCATACTTTCAGTCACCGGCCAGTATAAAGAACTACTAAAAATTACACTACTACCTGTTATAGTAAGTGAAGAAGTTATAGTTTGAGTAGTAGCAGATGCTAATTTTACATACCTAGCGTCAGCTGATGTTTCATTAAATCCAAATATTTGTTGCCATGAACCAGGCACTCCACTACTTGTAACAAAAATATAAGCATTACCATTTTTATTAACATCTGGGTCTCCAGATACTACAAATATAGTACCAGAGATTGGTGGTCGTGGAGAATAAGTGTCAGGTAAAAAGAAAGGTGAGCCTGATAATGAAGATGAAGGACCAGTTATAGTAGCTGTGATACTTAAAGGTATATTACCATTGGTAGGTCCTTGTAAATTTACTGTTAATATTTCTGAACTTATACTATTATTAACTATATCTATACCACTTCCAGCAGTATATGTTTGTCCACTACCAGTATCTATTGTAACAGTAAATGGAGTTCCATCTGCTTTAGAAAAGGTAATTATGTTTAAATTAGCAGATGCTGTTAATAGTAAAGATCCAGTATTTATATTCACAACAGGATTTATATTTGCTATAGAATTAGATAGGAATATTAAAGTAGTATCTAATTGTTGGAATGTTAATGTTTGATTATTAGAATAATCAAGTCCTCCCTCTAAATAATATTCTCGAGTAACAAATGCTAACTCATTAGGATTTATAGATTGACCCATAATTTTTATATATTTGGATTATTTTTTAAATCATTTATATTAGTAACTACTTCAGTAGTAACAGTTAATTTATTTCTATCTGAAAATTTACCTACAAATGTAGCTGCTTTTTGAGTTACATCAGGTACAATGTAACCAAATAGTTTGATTGTGAAGGCACTTCTAACAGATCTTTCACTATTATCTGATAGTTCTGTTGTCATAGGAAATGAGTCAATATGAGCTCTAAATTTAAAGCGTTCTGGATCACCCCAATATGCATCTGAGG